TCAAAAACAGGCGTTGTGTGAATTTTGAACATTTGCCTATTTTATTGGACACATTGGCTATTGTCAACGACAACCCGCTGTGCTATCCTGCGCTTGTCTCGAAAGAGATGGAGCGTAGAAACTCCAATACAGCGCGGAATCCGCGCCCGTCAGCAAGCGGTTTTTTTGCGCCCGTCAGTACAGTTCTATGGCGGGGAGGGCGACGGATACAAGACCCGCAAGGGAAAGAAGTCCGCTCGGCGCTGTACGAGTTTCTAACCTCCCCGCCGCCTTGCGGGTTGCGCGTAGAAACGTTCCCGCGAGGCTTATCAAGTCTCACAGCGGAGCGTTCTATGACACCCGTCAACATCCCCGCGCTGGCGCACAGCGCACGTCCTGTCGTTCAAATCGAGAACGGCCAAGCCATCACGATCAGCACCGAGGTTGCCCGAGTATTCGGCAAGCAACATCGGCATGTCTTGGATGCCATCCGTGCGTTGCTGGCTGACTTGGGGGAAGACCGTCTGCCGAATTTCCGGCAGACGGTCGAAACCCGCCCAAACCCGAGCGGCGGCGAGCCGATCAAATCCCCCGCCTACCACCTGACGCGCGACGGCTTCACGCTGCTCGCCATGGGCTTTACCGGCAAGCGCGCCCTGGCGTTCAAGCTGGCCTATATCGACGCCTTCAACAAGATGGAAGCGGAGCTGGCATCCAAGCCAGACCATATCGAGGATGTCCGCGAAATGGTCGCCGCGCCCGCCCCGGAGCCGCACAAAGCCCTGTCCCCGGCAGTGGCGCAAGAAATCGCAGCGCAGGCCAGCCAGAGCATTCTCGCATTCTCGACGCCTTGCAACGTCAGAACATGCTGGTGGACTGGGCGCAGGTCATCGATGCGCTCACAGACCGGAATTCGACGATCACCCTGCACGAGCTGACGGACTTGATTCACGCCGCCCTGAACCGGCTACAGCGCAACGTCAACGCCGAAGCCTACCAATGCATCGCCCGCCGCGCCGCCAACCAGGGCGTGAGCACCACCGAAGTTTCCTTGAATGCGTAAGGGGGAAAAGATCATGTATTCAGAGACGATTTATTGTATGGATACCGGACTGTCATTTTCCGTGGAAAAGTCCATCGCCAACAACCGCGTATATGTGCGTTTCTCACGCTACGGCATTTCGGCCGAGGCGAACCTTGCCGCAAAAGATGCGCTTGCACTTGCCAACCTGATTTATGAGTTTGCTGGGGATGCTGGCAACCTTCCAAACCCCAATCAGCAATCCCTGGCTCTGGTGCAGCTGGAGGCCGCGTGATGTTCACCTTCACCGACTGGCTGATGATGTGGGCAGCCCTGATCATCCTGTGGGCTGGGCTTCACTGGCTATACGCGCGCCACCTGCGCCCGGCGCTGGCCGATATTTTCGGCTGGGAACCGTGGACGGAAGACGACCACATCCCGCCTGTGTATTTTCTGGGCGCGCTTTTCTTTGTGTCCCTGTTCGGTTTCTTTGCCTTCGCGGGCGCAGCCGTCGGGTTTTAGGAAATAGCCATGAGACTACCCGCCTTCGTCAGACTGCTTCTGGAATACCGGCACTGGCGCAGGCGGGGGTATCCCAGAGAAACGGCATGGCACAGGGCGCGCAACACCTTTTATTGAGGACTGAATCAATGAACACAAACACACAATCTGTTTTGGACACTACCCGCACCGAATGGTTGCAAGAGCGCCGCCGCGGCATTGGTGGCTCCGACGTGGCCGCCATCCTGGGGCTCTCGCCCTGGAAGACCCCGCTGGACGTGTACCTGGACAAGGTCGGCCAGAGTGCCGCCAGCGACACAGACAGCCCGGCCATGTATTGGGGGCGCACGCTTGAGCCCGTGATTCGCCAGCACTACGCGGACACGACCGGTCGCAACGTCATACAGCCGCCCAACATCCTGACCCACCCCGAGCACGCTTTCATGCTCGCCAACGTGGACGGTCTGACCGAAGACGGGCGCGTGTTTGAAGCCAAGACCGCCCGCACGGCGCAGGGCTGGGGTGAGCCCGGCAGCGGCGAAGTCCCCGACGCCTACGCCTTGCAGGTGCAGCACTACATGGCCGTGACCGGCTTGCCCGTGGCCGACGTGGCCGTGTTGATTGGTGGCAGTGATTTCCGGCTGTACCACGTCGAGGCAGACCCCGGCTTGCAAGCCGACCTGATTCTGGAAGAGGCGAATTTCTGGCAGCGGGTTGTCAAGCAGCGCCCGCCCGAGCCCGTCACCTTTGCCGAAGTCGCCCAGCGCTGGGGCAAGTCTGACCGCGTTGGGAACGTTATCGCCGACCCCGATGTTTGCGTTGCCTGGAGCGAGCTGGTCAAGCTGCGCGCCAGCATCAAAGACATCGAAGCGCGTGAAGAGGAACTCAAGGCGATGATCTGCAAAGCCCTTGGAGACCGGGGCGACACACTGATCACACCCACCGGAAATGTGCTGGCGACCTGGAAACAGGGCAAGCCCGTCACGCGCCTGAACGTCAAACGCCTGACCGAGGATCACCCCGATCTGGTCGCCCAATACCGGGAAGCCTCCGAGGCATCCCGCCGTCTGCTCATCAAGGAAGCCTGAACAATGAACGTCACCACCGCCACACAACCCTACAGCAACGGTCACGCCCAGATGGCACACAACCCATTTGCCGTCAGCGCCAACGGTGCGCCAGTCACGCGCCCGACCAACAACGCCATGGCCGACGCCTCGCAGCAACGCGAAATCGCCGAAGTGCAGGCTGCCATGGTCATTGCCAAGAAATTTCCGCGCGACCCCATCAATGCCGTGGATCGCATTCTGCACGCCTGCACGCGCGCAACCCTGGCCGAAAGCGCCCTGTACAGCTACAGCCGCGGGGGGGCGGACATTACCGGACCGTCAATCCGCCTGGCCGAGGTCGCCGCGCAGTGCTGGGGCAATGTCCAATTCGGCATCCGCGAACTGGAACAGAGAAACGGCGAATCCACGGTGGAAGCCTACGCCTGGGACATCGAAACCAATACGCGCCAGGTCAAGGTGTTTCAGGTGCCGCACATCCGCCACACCAAGCGCGGCGCGTATCGCCTGGAAGACCCGCGCGACATTTACGAGCTGACGGCCAACCAGGGCGCGCGGCGCTTGCGCGCCTGCATTCTGGGGGTCATCCCCGGCGACGTGATCGAGGCTGCCGTCAAGCAATGCGAAACCACCCTGACGGCCAGCGCCGACACCAGCCCCGAAGCGCTGAAAAAGATCGTTTCCGCCTTTGAGCCCTTTGGCGTGACACGCGAGCAGATCGAGAAACGCATCCAATGCCGCCTGGAAGCCATTCGACCAGCGCAGGTCGTGATGCTCAAGAAGATATACACCAGCCTGCGCGACGCAATGAGTACGCCTGCGGACTGGTTTGAACCGATCCAGACCGCTGACGCGCAATCAGGCGGTGCCGACCAGGGCGGGCAGCCATCTACCTTGCGCGAGAAGGTGCGTGCGCGCGGCCAGCAGGGAAAAGCCGCCACACAGCCAGCCGCACAGCCAGAGCCGCCAGCCCAGGAGCAAGTCCAAACCGTCTTTGATATGGAGGCAGTCCTGAACGAAATCCATGCCTGCACCGACATTGACGCGCTGGACTTGATCGGGGATGGTTTGCGCGATTTGCCAGAGGGAGACGCGCGCGCGCAATTGGAGGCGGCATACCGCGCCCGGCGCGCGGCGCTGGCCGCGTAAGTAAAGGAAAACGCCGCAACTTTACCTTAAACGCAGACCAAGTAAAGGAAACCTCATGGAACAACCCACCCAAGACCCGCGTGAAATGACCTCGCAGACCATCGGCAAAGACCTGTTATCCGCTTTGGTCACAGAACTGAAGCTGCTGCCCGATGTCTGGGTCAAGATACCTCAATCCAAGCAAGACGACATCATCGACCGGCTGCACGCCCGTGTAGAACACGCTGTCAAAATGGCCGTCCACCTCATCGCCAGCGACGGGCGCACCGTCATTCAGGGTGACCTGGATCAGGTCGTCATCAAGGATGGTGC